GTTCAGTAGATAGACGTGATACAAACAGGGTCTCGACACATATCAAAGCTGACGATCTAAAAAATAGTTATGCCGGAGTTGTCGTCGGGATCGAGCATCGGAGGAAGTCCACCCGGCTCGTCCGCCGCGACTGGTAACATTTCAGTTACATCTGCGGATAATCCATTCAAAAATGCAGTGCACGATTCTATATATAGAAGTTGCCCATTATAATTTTCATTAAAATACAAAAAAACACCTTCATTGTTTGAAAATGGATTTTCAGTATTAGACCAAACAAGTAAACGATATACAGAAGAACCATCTACAAATCCATCCGTATACCATCCTGAAAGTCCATGAAGTGTAATATTGTCGGGTTCTTTATCAAAAACAAAATACACACCCGTCACAAACCCGTATCCAGTATAGATTATTTGATTTTGATCATTTAAAATAAAATTTGCTATATGTTGCGGTTCTGGTTCGGGTTCTGTTAATGTTAATGTATATCCTGATCTTTTAACAAGAGAACCAGCTAAAAAATCTAATGCCATTTGATTTACATCAGATACACCAATTATGTAATTTGGATTTCGCATAGCAAGATTCAATACATAATCATCATCTAATTCATAGCCAGGGACATTATTTATATGGGCTTGTAAAAAAACTAAATCATTTGATGTAATAACAAGATCTTCATCAAAATCTCCTAAATTAATCATTATTATAATAGTTATGTTTGAATACAGTCTAAATTATTTCACAATTTATAATATTATGTACTGATAAGATTTAGCAGTTTTGATGAACTTCTAGTAAATTATTTGTTTTATTTTTTAATATCTTTTCAATGTCTTCACATAATTTTTTTTTTAAATTCATATTATCGTCATCATAATATTTTTGGAAATTCTGATAATTTTTTTTTTCTTCTTCTGATAACTTATCTGCACCACCTTCATATGTAAAAAACATATCCATTTCATTATATGTTCTATCTATCATATCTAAAAAACACTCTTCTTTCTTCATGTAAGACCATTTATTGTTCTTTAAAACACGAATGTTCGTATCATCAATATTTGAAGAAGATACAGTTCTATTTTTTTCAAAGTATATTTTAAATAAAAGTGAATTAACCATCGTGTAAGGTTTTTTTATACTATTTAATAATTCTTCACTACTTAAGAAACTAGTATCTTCCATGCCAAAATATTTCATATCCTTTATATCTTCCTCTAAGATAGGGTCTTCGTCTTCTTTGTTATCGGATTCGTTAGCAGTTTTTACGACACTTTCACTATTGTTATTTTGATCTATGACATGTACATCAAGATTTTCAATTTCTATATTATTATTTTCGATGTTCAAATTTACAAGTTGTTCCTCAGTGTTTATAGGTTTGTTGATACAGGTTTTTTGATGACGACTTTTACCTTGTCTTGATGCGTATGTTTTATCACAATAGGAACATTTGTATCTTTTATTCATAACCCTTTATTATATTAGATACTCGTTTTGAAAATTTAAATATGTTCACACTTTATATCTTAAAAAAATAAACTTCAAAAAAAAATATATACTTTATATATCACGGTAAATTATATACGTTATATATCATGGTAAAATAACATTATTAGATGTAATGCTAATATGATTAAACAATTTGTCAATAAAAATTTCAAATGGGTTTGTCATCATGCACATATTGATAAATCACAGCTTATTAGTAAAAATTTGCTTGATAAATCGAACAGTCATATGTGTGAGAAGTGGTATATTATGAAAGACTTAAAAAAGGACTATACAAGAACTTCTCTTCGTGATAGGATGAATAAAACCATTCAAGGAATAACATCTCAAAATTGTAATCATATTAGGACGTTTATAGATGTAGATAATACAGTTGGCTTAATGTGTATTGAAGAAGCACTTAAAATTAAAAATACATGGGCTGATAAAGGAGTAACTATTCAACTTGCAACACAACCATTAGAAGGTCTCGCTGGAAAATCTGAAAATATAAAATTATTTGAAAAAGCAGCTGAAATGTGTGATATAGTTGGTTGTTTACCAAGTAGAGATAAAAGCAATGCAGATGAACATTTAGATATTGCTTTTCGTACAGCAGAAAGATTACAAAAGCCGATTGAAGCACATTTGGATCAATTAAACATACCAATTGAAAATGAAACAGAGAATTTTTGTAAATTTGTCGATAAATATAATTATAAAGGCAAGGCAAGGAGTGTTCATTCAATTAGTTTAGCGTGTAAACCAATTGACGAACAAAGAGATATAGCACAATATTTATGTAAATTAGACATAGGAGTTATAATATGTCCTTCTGCTGCTATATCTATGACTCAACACTCCGAATATACATCTCCTATTCATAATTCTATCGCTCCACTAAGAACTCTTTTAGAATCAGGAGTAAATGTAGGTCTTGGAATTGATAATATAAATGACTTATTTATGCCATTTTGTGATGGAAACCTTGAGTTTGAATTAAGATTATTAGGAGAAGCGACAAGATATTACGATTTAGATATACTTAAAAAAATTGCCGAAAATAAAATGGGTTTTTAATAATTTAAATACAATATTATATACATTACATATATTTGCATGTATATTCATACAACATCTAGAAGAATAATTTCTGCATTAAATAGGAATTATTCTTCTAATTTAAAAGACAAAATTAAAGAAATTATACCTCTTAGAAAAGAGAAGTATAATAAATTGAAACGTTTGCACGGTGATAAAATAATAGATAATGTATCAATAGATCAAGTTTTAGGTGGGATGAGGGGTATTAAATCGATGCATTGGGATGTTTCTAATCTTGATCCTGAAAAGGGAATTACATTCTATAATAAGACAATAAATGATTTAAGAGATGAGTTACCAAAACATTTTTATCCTATAAAAAAATTAGACGTAACTAAAAAAATTATTCCCAAAATATCAAATGAACCAATGGCCGAATCACTATTGTGGTTTTTATTAACTGGTACTATACCAACTCAGATAGAGTCTCTAAAATTAAAGGATGATTTAAAAAACAGACCTTTATTATCTGAAAATATAAAGAAAATGATATCACAGTTCCCAGATAATATGCACCCTATGACTCAACTCTCTACAGTAATATTGCTTATGCAAAAAGACTCTTTATTTTTCAAAGAATATAGTAAAGGATTATCAAAAAATGATCATTGGGACTATACGTATGAAGATGTTATGAATATTATTGCAGTATTACCCGAAGTATGTGCTCTTATATACACCAATAAATATAAAGTAAAACCAATTGATGTATATAACGAGTCATCTGATTTAATTGGTAGATTTTGTCAATTAATGGGGTTTGACGATGAAAATTTTCATGATTTTATGAGACTATACATGATAATTCATTGTGATCATGAGGGTGGAAATGCATCTGCACATACATGCAGATTAGTAGGTTCTACTTTAGCAGACCCATATTTGTCATTGGCATCATCAATGAATGCATTGGCAGGACCATTGCATGGTTTAGCAAATCAAGAAGTTTTAAAATGGTTAATAGATTTACAAAATAAATTAAATAAAGAGAAAAAAGAAGTAAATCCTGAAACTATTACTGATTTCGCATTAAATACATTAAAAGAAGGAAAGGTAATACCTGGATATGGACATGCTGTTTTAAGACAAACTGATCCTAGATATCTATGTCAACGTGATTTTGCACAGAAAAATTTTCCAGATTATGAATTATTTAAGTTAGTTGATACTATATATGAAGTAATGCCATCTATATTAAAGGATCATGGTAAGGTTAAAAATCCATACCCTAATGTTGATTCACATAGTGGCATCATGTTGAAATATTATGGTTTAAAAGAATATGAATATTACACTGTTCTTTTTGGACTAGGAAGAACTTTTGGTGTATTATCACAATTATTTTGGGATCGTGCACTAAATGTACCATTAGAAAGACCTAAAAGCCTATCTTTACAAAAAATAAATGACACTGTTACAAAGCAACTTTTTGAGAAGAGTTTGAAAAATATAATGTGATAATTTATATGTTTTTATCCTGATGAGACGAAAGAATCTAAACTTTCAGTATCTAGTTTTCCAACTGTTTTAGTCCAATTTGTCCCAGTACTACCGAATCCACCTTCACCTCTTTTGGATTCTTTAAATTCGTCGGCCGAGTCCACCGTATGAACTGTAATAGGGGATGCATCATAAGAAACAATCTGACACAACCTAGCATTCTTTTCAATCTTATATTCCTTATCAGAAAGATTATCTACAACCAACATTAATTCACCTCTATAACCATAATCAATCAAACCAATTGAGTTTGATTGACGCAATGGAGTCTTACTCCCCATTGAACTTCGGGGTAACACAAAATATCCTCTCGGGATATTATCGTTAAATTGGGGTTGACACTTAATACCCAATGGAATCTTATAACTAATTGCCTTTGGTGGAACAATCATATCATTGGGGCATAAAACGTCTAACCCTGAATCAAATCGTGTTGAATTATTTTTTGTGTAATCTTTATAGTATTCGAGTACATCATTCGCTTTATTGATAACGTGAATAAACAAATCCATTTTAAACTTGGTACAAAGTTAAATTACTTTGAGATCATTTTTATAACTTAGATATAAAAATGATTGTAGAATGCTTACATTTATTAAAACTTATATAAAATTAATACATTAATTTAATAAGAATGGAGTTTCCTACATTATATAAACTTGATTCTAAAAACAATGTTAGGGTATGGAAAATTACTGTAGAAGATAATGGGTCGTCTGCTTACATTTTTACAGAATCAGGAATGTTAAATGGTAAAATAAGAAAGACCGAACCAACTATTGTTACAAAGGGTAAGAATCAAGGTAAAATTAATGAGACATCTTACCTAGAACAAGCAATCAATGATGCGACCTCTAAATTTAATAAGAAAAAGCGTTTAGACCAACTATCGGAAAAAATGCCCTTAACTACGCAAAAGAATACAAATAAAGTTTTCAGACCTATGTTAGCGAATAAATATGACCCAAAAAATGTTTCATTTCCATATGTATTACAGCCAAAATTAGATGGGGTTAGGTGTAATGTTCATTTTAAATCGGGGGTTCCTACTCTATTTAGTAGAACTGGGAAGGAGTTCTATAACTTACAAGATATTAGAAATTCATTGCAAAAAAAACCGTACAGTGATTCTATTATACTAGATGGCGAAATTGGGTGCTTTGGCAAGGATCCAGAGTTATCATTTCAAGAAGCAACAGGACTAATCAAAAGAAAAAAGACCTCTGAAAAGGCGTTAGAAGAGAATTTCTTAGATTATGTATTATATGATATTTATGTCAAGGATCAACCCAACTTAAGTTTTGAAAATAGATGGGGTATTCTTGTTGATTTTCATAATAAACTAGACAATGAGTCAAAAAAACACATTAAACTTTGTTGTGGTCCAAAACTGGTGTATGCTAAAGATAAAAAAACGATTGATAAAACTTTAGAACATTATTTGGACAAAGGTTTTGAAGGTTTGATGCTTAGAAAACCGGAAGACCCTTATGGTGTTGATAAGAGACCCAAGGGTCTATTAAAATACAAGAAATTTCAAGATGCTGAATTTGAAATTGTGGGTTTCAAAAGTGGTAAAGGACAAGATGCAAACACTATAATATTTACGTGTAAAACGAAAGACAATAAACTATTTGATGTAAGACCCAAAGGTACCTTAGAAGAAAGAAAAGAGATGTTATTAAATGGTGAAAGTTACCTTAACAAGAATTTGACTGTTAAATTTTTCGAATTAACAGATAGAGGGGTTCCTCGTTTTCCTGTTGGAATATCATTAAGAGATTATGAGTAAATTTATAATTGATATTATATGAATCTTTTTTCTTTTGTAAAACGATTCTTTATGTATTTTTCATGTAAAAATAAACTACCCAAAACAATTATTGTTATATTTCCAGGTTTTGGATTCTCTCCAAAAGATTATGATGATATTTTACCTAAAAAAACAGCAAAAATATATATTGATATTTGGACAGAAGATGAATTAAATAATATAAAGAAAAGTAGTTTAGAAAATAAACAGAACTATGAAGAATGGATGGAACAAATCGTTTCTAGATCTAAAGATATTCTTTTTTTAGAACTAAAAAAATACGATCATGTATTGCCAAAAACGATATACTTTACTCATTCAATTGGTTCTGTTATTGGAGAAAGATTAAAATCATATGCAGACATTATAATATCATATGGAGGTGTTATCGAACCTTCTCATATTAAAACACTTAATTTACTTGGAACAGAAGATAAAATTGCTACTATGAAATATGATATTTGGCCAAAAAATGCGAAACCTATATTAAATGCAAATCATTTCAGTTGTGTATCATTTGAAAGTAAAAATCTTACCAACAAATGGGTTAAAGAGATGAAATATTCACAAACAGTTGAGAAGAACAATTATAATGATAAAAGACTATTAATTAAAAGTGAGATTGAAACTTTTATAAATTTTAATATTATAAAGAAGGGATGTTAAATAAAAATATTTAAGACAAATATATAGAATATATATATGTTGCTTCCATAGCTCAGTGGTAGAGCACCTCACTAGTAATGAGAAGGTCAAGAGTT